ACATTTTACAATCCTGCACACTGGCCAGATCGCAAAGTACCTACTACCTTGATTGCCAAAAATCTAATGCAAGCACATCACTGGGGTATCAAAACATTCTACTACAGTCTAATCAACAAACAAGGTTCCCGGGCAGACAAAGAAACAGCACCCTTGGAAGTGATTGATTTTGATGATGCGGAAGACTGCGAAAGTTGCAAACTATAATTATGAATTGGTTAAAAAATATTGATTTTGAAAATCACAACGGTGTATATCTGCCAATGATAAATGATATTGGTAGAAATCAATTTTATGATAAAATATTAACTGAAGTTTGTGACCAACACTGTGTGGAAATTGGATTTGGTACAGGATTCTTGAGCATGTTGGCCCTTAAACATGGTGCTCACAGCATTGTGGCCTATGAGTTGGATTCTGATCGTTATCACCTGGGTTGCGAAGTAATTAAGATACTAAAACTGCAAGATTGTATCACATTGATCAATCAACGTTATGATCATACCTGTAACCACTCTGCCAGTGTAATTTTTACAGAAACGGTAGATAACAACATTTGGGGCGAAGGTTTGTTTAATAGTATTCCCAGACAACCAGGCAAGAGATTTTTACCTAGCCAGTATTTTTTAGAAATATATGCCATACCAATATCCGTAGATATTGCCCACAGTTTGATTCTGGCAAATGACAAAAATCAGTTTGCGCCAGGAGTAGACATTGATCCTCGTTTTGTGTCGTACATCAACTTGTTGCTGTCAAAAAAATACAATAAGTCTATCAAAGCAAAAACAAGCCTGCCCTTGGGTGTAACTGAATTAACGCCACTATCAACCTATGTAGACTGGGCTGCCAACAACACCTATGTTGATCGATATGTGTTTGATGCCAACGCATCTTTTGTGGACCAACCTATTTGTCAACTGCAAGTTGACACAGGCAATCAGCCAGTGTTGATTGTGCCCAGAGCAGGCATGCAACACGGTGGTGATTGTCTTTACTTGGACACCGGGCATTGGAAACGCACTGCCAATCCTGCGGTGATCAATGCACTCAACAGCCGAGTAACTGTGGAACATGATCTCCGCACTGGAAAAATAACATATAAAATAGAGGAACTAAAATGAGCCAAGCACAATACAACCTAGCAACCAAAACTGATTATTTACATCGCAAGATGTTTCTAGATCCAGCCGGGCCTGTGACCATCCAACGCTTTGAAGAAGTCAAGTACAACAAACTTGTCAAGTTCGAACAAGAAGCACGTGGTTTCTTTTGGATTCCCGAAGAAGTGTCCTTGACCAAAGATGCCAATGACTTCAAAGAAGCCAGCGACACTGTGAAGCATATCTTTACATCAAACCTGTTGCGTCAAACAGCACTGGATAGTTTGCAAGGCCGTGGACCAGCACAAGTTTTTACTCCTGTGGTGGGCATACCTGAACTAGAAGCACTAATGTACAACTGGAGTTTCTTTGAAACCAACATTCACAGTAGAAGTTACAGCCACATCATTCGCAATATCTATAACGTGCCCAAGGATGTGTTCAACACCATTCATGACACACAAGAGATTGTGGATATGTCGTCAAGTGTGGGCAAATACTACGATGACTTACATAAAATGAATTGCAAGAAAGAACTAGGATTTGAATTAGTGTCTGACGATGCTCATATCAAATCAATCTGGTTGGCACTGAATGCGTCATATGCACTAGAAGCATTCCGCTTTATGGTGAGCTTTGCCACGTCATTGGCCATGGTAGAGAACCGTATCTTTATCGGCAACGGCAACATCATTAGCCTGATCCTGCAAGATGAAATCCTACACCGAGACTGGACTGCTTGGATCATCAATCAAGTGGTCAAAGAAGATCCGCGCTTTGCTGCTGCCAAGGCCGAATGCGAAGCCGAAGTGTACCAAATGTACCTGGATGTGATCCGTGAAGAAAAAGCCTGGGCCGATTACTTGTTCCAGAAAGGTCCTGTGATCGGACTCAATGCACAGATTTTGAAAGACTTTGTAGACTACACAGCAGTGGGCGCACTCAAAGAGATTGGCATCAAGTACCTGGAACCTGCACCACGCAGCACACCAATCCCTTGGTTCATGAAGCACGTGGACACATCCAAGAAACAAACTGCACTGCAAGAGAACGAATCAACTAACTATGTTATCGGCGTCATGAGTGATCAACTGGACTACGACGAATTACCCGATTTATAAAAGGAAAAATATGTATAAACCCAATCCTGCAATAAGAGATTCTGAAGACTTCCAGAATATTCGCAACGTGATGAGCAAGTTTGAAAAGATTCAAGAAAAGAATCGCTGCCTAAGAGTGCAATTTTTAGACTGGTTGTCAGTGAAAATGCATGCCTGGGCAGATGGTGTCAAAGCCATGTCAGATCGCATTGATTCACCATGCATTATTAAAGTAGACCCCAAAAGGAAAACAACATGAAAGCCATAGTATGGTCCAAAGACCAATGCGCCTTTTGCGAACAAGCCAAGGGCCTGTTAGAAATGAAAGGCATTGAATATGAAGTACGCAACATCAGTCAAGACTGGACACGTGAGCAATTGTTAGAAGCAGTGCCCACTGCCAGATCAGTGCCACAGATCTTTTTAGATGATGAGTATGTGGGCGGATTTCAGGAACTGCGCCAAAGGTTGATGTAATGCCACAATTCTCATCAGATTGGTTTACCAATGCCCTGGTCAACTTTGATTATATCAAAACTTACTTGATAAAAGAAGAAAAGGTTATCAACAATATTCTTGAAATTGGCAGCCACGAAGGACGCAGTAGTTGTTGGATGTTGGAAAACATGTTGACCGACACAGGTACTATGACTTGCATTGATCCATTTGCGGATCGTCCTGTCACAGCATTCAGTTATGATAGCATACCCGAAGATCGCAGTATTGAACAACTGTTCCGTGCCAACACTGCTGAAGTCAAAAAGCCCGGTCAAACATTAGAAGTCATGGCCAACATGAGTTTTCCATCACTGGCACAACTCATTGTTGACAAACGACAATATGACTTCATCTATGTAGATGGCAGTCACAATGCAGACGATGCATTGGCAGATGCTGTGATGTGTTTTGGATTGTTGCGTCCCGGTGGTGTCATGCTGTTTGATGACTACTTGTGGGAAGATGGTGTGTCGGCCTATTTGGGCCGTCCCAAACAAAGTATTGATGCCTTTGTGAACATGTTTTATCACAGGCTCAAGTTGGGCTTGGTAAATTATCAGTTGGCAATAGTTAAAAAGGAACTAGAATGATTGAAGTAGGAAAAACATACACCATGCGCATGGGCTATGGTGAAGAGATTGTGGCAAAAATCACAGCATTAGACAGCGCCACTTACACCCTGAGCAAGCCTGTAGCAGTGGTGCCCGGACAGCAAGGCATACAGTTGATGAATTCATTGTTCACTGCAGACCCTGAGGCAGAAGTCACGGTAAATATATCTAGCGTGGCCATGATTGCCCCTGTGCGTGAAGACGTTGGGGACAGTTACTTGGAAGCCACAACAGGTATCAAACCTGTGCGCAGTAAAATCTTAATGGGATAATATGCCAGCAGTACAACGACAAGGCGATCCAAACTCATCAGGTGGAGTCAACACTTCGGGTGTGGCTTCTGTGCGAGTAAATGGTCGTCCCATTGTTGTACCTGGCATTTCAGTCTCACCGCACCCCTGCTGTGGACAACCCGGTTGTGGCATTCATTGTTCGGCAGTGACATCGGGTGGTTCAGGCACAGTAAGAGCAGGCAATAAACCTGTGATACGCGACGGCGATGCAGACACTTGTGGACATCCTAGAGTGGCAGGATCTAGCACAGTGAGAGCAGCATAATGGCACAGTCAACAGCAACACCACTGCAACTCACAGCAGGTGTAGGGTTTTATTCGGGTAATGCAATAACTGCCAATACTCAATTGGCCAACAACATTGCCAGCTACAACTCTCTTGCACCCATTGCTAACTTGTTGTTTACTATTTCTGAAGCGGCCAGCAATGTGTCATTGAGTATTGGTGCAGGCACCTTGGCCAACTTGAAAACATTGGGAGCCAATGTGTCAGGTAACTATTGTCCTGCCTTGGGCGATTCAGTGCCCAGCAACGTGTCCTGGACTGTGGGCAACTCAGGTTATGCCACAAGTATAACCACGGCAGCCAGTACCTATCTAGGGTCTGGCGATTTTGGCAAGTTTGCACAGGCATTTGGTGCTGCCCAGGGATACATCAGTCTCACAAATAATATTATCAACAGTGCTGTAAATGTCAACAGCACTGACTATTTGGGACCTACATTTTCAAACCAAAACAATCTCATCACTGCAGACATTGCCAAGGTCAACTTGGCTTTTCCTGCATTTGGCGCTGATTTGGCAGCTACCGGTGATCTCATTGCCTTTGACAATTTGTTGCAGTTTGGTACTCCAGCTGGCCTGTTGCAACAACTGGCACGGCAAGGCCGCATGCTGAATGGCTCAACGCCGGGCGTGACTGCTGCCTTGCGAGCCCAAGGGTTGACTGATCAAAACATATCAGATCTTGTGAACAACAATGTGCAGAGTCTTTTTAATCCTCAAGGACTCACAGCCAATCAATTTGATAGATTGCAAAAAAAAGCCTATCCTGGATTGTGCAATGTGACTGGTGATAATCTGCAGGCAGTATTGGACATATTGAATTGCACATTACCAAACATCACACAAATGTGTGAACTGTTGAATCCTGTGAAATTGTTTCCCACCAGCTACAGCAGTTTGACTTTGCCCACCCCTAGCGGGCCTGTGTTGATATATGACTCCACTGGCGCAGTCAACAGTGTGATCACTCCCATACTGAATTCTGGTGCACTGACCCCAAAGGGTTGCGATGACCTGGCCAAAATTATTCCTGCTGCCAATGCTGCTGCCAATCGAGCACTGCAAATTGCATTTCAGCAGGTGAAAGGCATTGCAGGAGTCACTGCGCCTCAACTGGGGGCTATACTACAATGACCACAATCGCACAAACAGCAGCCGAAACAGCAGCATTTTCAAGACGATTAGGCACACTAAAAGGTCTAGACTTGATTGCCAACACCACAACACCTGTATCTGCTGATGTGGTCACATATTATGACACCAACATTGCCTTGGGATCTGGTCCAAATGGTACATTTTTGACCACAGACTTTTTTGGCTCGGCAGCTGGTATTCCTTACAACGCTTATTTGACCTCTGTGACTTCAACCATATCAGCACAACTCACAGCAGGCACACTGACCACGCTAAACACCATATATTCACGTATGGTCAGTGTTGTGACCAGTGCATTTGGCATACCACCCACCATTACCATACCAGCTGGTCCAGCTGCTGGTGTATATGCCACATATGATCTAGCCTTGGCAGCCTTGATCACCGCGGCCGACACAGCCATTGGAACAGCTATCACTGCCATGGGCACAGCCACCACAACATTGAACACTGGCTGGACTGACATGGTTCAACACAGTGCCAACGAAGTGATATTTCAAGCCAAGGCCAGTATTGACTATACCACACTCACAGCTGGCGCACAATTGCCTATCACTGCTTTTATTCCTGCACTGGCCGGCTACGGGCAAGAAACTCAGACCGGTATGGCAGCTGAATTTTTAGAGGCCATTGCCAACACTGCCAACCAATCGGGACAGGCCATGGTAGGTGCGCTACGCGAAGGACGTAACACAGCCGCATTGAATTCTATTAATCTCCGTCCCGACAATGATGTGCCCCAACTGCCAAATGCTGTGCCACCACAGGCCACGCTGAGCGGCAGTGAATACACCCCCGCAGAAGCACGAGCTCTAGTGTAATACTCAAGTACTACTTTTTGTTGGTTGACCAGAAATGCCCGTTTTGCTATAATATAGGCATAGAGTAACAAAAAGGAGCCAACATGTACTACATTGTTTCTAGAGGTACTGGACTTATTGTAACAGATGGTCCCAACAGAACCCGTGCTTACAAAACTTTTGGTGCGGCCCGTGCAACACGAACTCGCCTGTGTCGCAAAGCAGGCTGGAGTGTGGATCAACTCAGCATTGTGGACACCAAGCACTACAAACCCAAAATGGTTGTGCGTACTAATCTCATGACTGGACAAGAGTTTGAAGAAGATGTCAATACCCCCCGCTTCTGCTCGCCCAGCTCAGAATCATTCTGGAGCATGTAATACTTGAGTATTACCGTTTTGGTGGTTGACCAATAATTGCCAAAATGCTATAATATGGACATATTGTAACGCAAAGGAGCCTGAGATGACATACGCAACAATCCAAGAAGTCAACACTTCTATCATGTTTAGCAATTTTACAAACGAACAACTCAACAGCATCAATGATGCGGTGAACTATGCTCGTGCCCAGCTTCGTGCAGTAAAGATCCGCACATTCACCAAAGGTGACACAGTGAAGTTCCACAGCACCAAACGTGGTGTCACAGTAACTGGCACCGTGACCAAGGTTGCCATCAAGTATGTCACAGTCAAAGACGGTGCCACGCTGTGGCGTGTTCCTGCCAACATGTTGGAAGCCGCATAATGAATGAATGGATCTTACTTGTTGCGTTTATCAGCCCTGGTGGCAACTTCATGGACAAAGTGCCTGTGACCATGCCCACCAAAACTGCCTGCGAGCGGGCAATCAAAACACTGCCCAAAAAAGGCGAGCACCCAATGGGTGTGCAGTATCGAGGCGTGTGTGTCACCCAGGCCCACTGGAATGGCACCGAACCAATGAAAAATGTTCCACTTGATTAACGGAGAAGAACATGGGTCTTGATATGTATGCATACGTGGCCGCCCGAGCAGGTCAGCAAGATGAGTTTTATGAAGGTGCGGAGTACGACAAGGACACTGACCAGATGGTTAACCCTGCTGTCAACCGGCCGCGACAAATTTGTTACTGGCGCAAACATCCCAACCTGCATGGCTGGATGGAAAGACTGTGGGACGCAAAGGGCGATCACGGTCGTACTGGCCAAGACTTCAACGGCGTTGAACTTGAACTCACTGCCGAAGACTTGGATGACTTGGAGTATGCAGTACAGAACGATCGACTACCGCCAACGTCAGGATTCTTCTTTGGCGACGGCGCTGATGATTACTACAAGCCCAGTGATTTAAAATTTATCCAGGAAGCCCGAGCAGAAATGTTCTTGGGTTTGAAAGTATTCTATAACAGTTCATGGTAACCACGTAAATATATGAATGGCATTGACTTCTCACACAAACAATTCAACGGTATCACTGTGGCAGCTGATTGGATAAGAGACTTAGAAGCATCCGACAGCCGACTGCACAAAGAACGTGTGATCGAAAAAGCACTGATGGCTGCAAAGTTGGGCAGTGCCAATGCGCAGTGTTTTTTGTTCAACTGCTATCAGGCCTACAATCCCTACTACACATTCCATGTTCGACAGGTGCCCGAAAGCGAAGGCATTGAACATGCAGAAAATCCCTGGCCTGTGTTTTGGGGACTGTTGGAAGGCCTGCGCACACGATCATTCTCTGGACATCGTGCCCGAGACGCTATCTTAGAAACAATGAAACGCTTTGACAGTTTAGAGTGGAACAATCTCTGCAGACGTGTACTGATCAAAGACCTGCGATGCGGCATCAGTGAGAAAACCTTGAACAAAGTGCTGGGCCGAACAGAGTGGCGGATTCCTGTGTTTACTTGTCAGTTGGCACAAGACTCAACTGACCAACCCAAGAAGTTGAAAGGCATCAAACGCCTGGAGTGCAAACTGGACGGTGTACGTGTGTTGGCTGTGGTGCAAGGCTCAGATGTCACATTGTACAGCCGTAATGGCAAACAGTTTGAAAACTTTCCGCAGATTGTGCAAGCCATAGAAGACAATCGCAAGGCATTTTTTAATATTCCCCTTGTTGGCCGTTTTGTATTAGACGGTGAGATTGTGGGCGAGAGTTTTCAAAAGTTGATGAAACAAGCACATCGCAAATCAGACGCTGTCACAGACGGCATGGTATATCATGTGTTTGACATCATACCGCTTGACAGTTTTGTTGAAGGGCACTACAACGCACAACAACACAAACGCATTGAGATGTTGGAACGTGTACGTGCCTTGTTGCCAGAAAATGGTCCTTTGCAGATCATGAATGGCCTAGATGTGGACTTGGACACAGCCGAAGGACATGACATCATGCAACGCTATGCCGAAGCCGCTGTGGAAGGTGGATTTGAAGGCATCATGATCAAGAGCATGGATGCACCTTACCTGTGCAAACGCACTGATTACTGGATGAAATATAAGCCAGTTCATGATTACGATCTTACTGTAATTGCAGTAGAAGAAGGAACAGGCAAAAACACAGGACGCATGGGTGCGTTGGTGTGCGAAGGTCAAGACCAAGACAAGTTTATCCGAGTCAATGTCGGTAGTGGTTTCTCAGATGTAGAGCGGCAGGACTACTGGGACAACAGAGAAAAAGTTATTGGACAAACCGTTGTGATTCTCTGTGATGCTATTACACAGAACCAGGATGGTGGTTATAGCCTACGATTTCCCCGCTTTAAGACATTCAGGAACGACAAATAAACTTTTGATATTCTACTAAAATTGATTCTAATCGTTCAGTAGATAACTGATACCAACCTTGGTTTAATCCTAACATAGAATCAATTTTATGTCGTTCATTTTTAGTTAGCGTATCTCGTATCTTGTGTATCTGTATAACAACCGGGCGAAGTCTTTTTTTACGATTAGTTTCGGCTATTTTTTGATTAGACTGTTTGTTTATATCAGACCCACAGTTGTCAAAATGCCAACGAGTCATAGCAGAAATGCCGCCTGTTTGCCCGCAATGCGGACAAGTGACTGCTGGCTTTGGTTTCCGCTTCTTGTCTTTGATATATTCGGGCTGGGGCTTGCCTTTGTTTCCTGGTGCCACTCCAGTTCTGGCCTTTGATGATGCCGCAGGGTCAATTGATTTGCTGTCGGACGCATTTAAAAAATCGATACGCTCAATAACATTTAACCGTTTTAGGACTTTATGTTCCCATAATCTTGCCTTCGAAACTTTATTTTCTCCGTTAAACACTTGACGGATTTGTATAACATCTGGAGCACCGTGAATTTTGATGTATTCAGACACTCTTACGCTTGATGTAAAATAGTCTTTCCAGAAATTCAATGGATGGCAATTTTTGGCGTATCTAACCCCATAATAGTTCATGTTGGTCTTAGACCAACGTATAAGATAAGTGTATGGCGAGTGCTCTGACTCGTTATAAATAGACATGCTGATTGCTCCTTTATAGCATTAGAGTAGTTGGGAATTCCACTTCCGCGAACTACACTTTTATTTATTGTAGATTGACAAATAAATCTATATCGTATATAATACAGCATGAGTAAAAAAATTCGCATGTTTTCATATGGCATGAACACCAACTTGGACCAAATGGCTGCCCGATGCCCGGGTGCTGTTTGTCTGGGTCCAGCATGGATCAACGACTATGCCTTGGTGTTTCGCCATTATGCTGATATTGAACCTGTGGCAGGCGACTGGTGCGATGGCGTGCTGTGGGAAATCACAGAAGACAACCTAGTGGCTCTAGATGCCTTGGAAGGCTATCCTTGGCACTACACCCGATTCTCAGTCATGGTGCATACTGACCGCGGATCAGATATTGCACTAGTTTATCAAATGGTGGACCAGTCTTTTGAAGAAGCCCCCAGCACCCACTACTACAACATGGTCACAGAAGGTTATGTGCAAAACAGTGTGCCAGTGGATCAACTGATTGCCACAATGGAGTTATCATGATCAATCTAAACTTTAACGTATACAATCCATTGAGCAATACCTGGACCATTCTTTGGAACAAGAGCAGATTCATTGGCAAGAACAAGGCTGTGGAATTCAATGGGTATCGCACCAATCACATCATCAATGTGGATCTTCAATTCAAACCAGTGGGCGACCACGGTGGCGCTAGAATCATGCTTGGTGTATTTGGGTTTGATATTGAACTACACTTTTACGACTGCCGTCACTGGAACTACAAAACCAAGACCTGGGAAGTGCATTTATGACCAAAAAAATCTACTACGAAAAACGTGGACGCAGGTATGTGCCTGTGAGTGAATACGACAGTGAGTACCTGGACAGTTTCTCCAAGGGCACACACATTGTGATGTGCTACCCAGGCGGGCAAAGTCGCCGGTACAACATTGAGCCCAACTACGCCGCAATGATTGCGGCAGGCCGTGTGGCCGAAGACGCCATCTGCGACGCCATGCGTAAAGCCAGTGAAATGCGTCCGCAACGAACTCCGATTACTCCCGGACAGAAGAAGGCCTGGGAAAAGTTGGCCCGAGAGTTTGGAGATGAATTATGTCCGTTGACCTATGGTAGTGCCAGAGATCATGCCGAAGCCGGCGTCCAGGCCATGCAAGCGGAAGCAGACAAACTCATGACCAATCCTGCTGTGCAACTGGCCTACGAGCAGTTTCTCCTGGTGTGTGAATTGACCAAGAAAAACATTGACAACGCCTGATTCGCATAGTATAATCGCTGTGCATGATCAAGGAGATTGGGTTGTCTTCTGGGCATAACGGGAGAGAGATCTGTAAACCGGTCCTGTTGTGTGCCGTGGCATCGAAGACGGAAATCCCGTAGGATGAGACACTGCCTAGGCCTGGCAACAGGTCAAAACACTGGCTGGTACCCAGTGGAGTATGCCTTGTAGTTTAAACAGTGTAAAGGATAGCAATGTCTGTTGAAATTGAAACCTCTGCGTTGAGTATGTTTGAATCCCTTGACTCTCTTAGATCAACGCCCTTGGTCATGCACCGTATTCAAGTGGAACTGCATGATGTCAAGACATGGTATGCAGTTATTCGCGAACTAAATCAAGTGCATGGTATGGGTAATTGGAAAGGTCAAAGCCATGTCAAACGCCGATTAGAAAACATAATATGGAATCCTGACCAGGCTGTACGTGTTTGGTTCGATGTGCCTGATCCTGCCATTGCATCTTGGTTGGCCGTTAAACTAGCAGTCCAAGTCAAACTGGTACCCAATAAATAAATCTATGTTCCTTAGTTATTTTACATTATTCACCGCCTTGTCATTGAGCGTGGTTGCGGCCTGGTACAGTATACTGGGTCTTACTGCTATTTTTGCAAGTGCAGTCATTCCCATTATCATCATGGGTGGTATCTTGGAAGTGGCCAAGGTCACTGTCACAGTGTGGTTGCATGAATACTGGCAGCGTTGTCGATGGCTGATGAAGTGTTATTTGGTGCCAGCAGTGTTCATGCTCATGGTGATAACATCAATGGGCATCTTTGGTTTCCTATCCAAAGCACACACAGATCAAAGTCTGGTGTCAGGCGATGTGCAGGCCAAGATCGCAATATATGACGAAAAGATTAAGATAGCAAAGGACAACATAGATGCAAACCGCAAAGCACTTAAACAAATGGATGAGGCTGTGGACCAAGTTATGGGCCGAAGCACAGATGAAAAAGGTGCTGACAAAGCAGTTTCGCTACGCAGAGCGCAGGCCAAAGAACGCAATCGACTGCTTGCCGAAATTGCAGCCGAGCAGAAAAAGATTACTGTCATTAGTGAAGAACGAGCCCCTATTGCTGCCGAGGTACGCAAGGTGGAGGCCGAAGTCGGTCCGATCAAATACATAGCGGCTTTTATCTACGGAGACGACCCCGACAGCAATCTACTAGAACGTGCTGTGCGTTGGGTCATCATCATACTTGTTGTGGTGTTTGATCCGCTAGCCATCATGATGGTATTGGCAGCCACAGAGAGCATGAAATGGGAGCGTGAGCGTAGATTGCAACCTACGTATGCCCCCGACGACGGGCCGCTTACTGATCAACAAGTCGAACAACTACGTGCAACAGCACAACCAGAACTGCCCACAGCAGATATTGTAGAAACAAGCAAGCTGTTTGACGACCCAGGAGAACATCCTGCAGACACCTTTGATCATGAACTTGAAACAACCAAAGCAGTTGACCCACATCCACCAGGTTGGATGTTTGGTGATTCTCAATCCAATCATCTCAATAAACAACATGTAGCCAAAGTTATTGCTGAGTTTGAACAACTTCGAGCACAGCCAGTAGAATTCAACCAGGATTATTTGAATACATTAACGCAAGATGTTGAGTCGGAAGAAGACAACAATCCAGATGTCAAGGCAGCAATCAAACAGTGGAAAGCAGAAAATCCTGACAAAACAATTAAAGAAGAACGTGCCAAGTTGGCTGCTGGCCGAATTCAAGAATTGCCCTGGATGGGACTAGCGGCCGACAATGACTTGGCTCGAGAACACACATCGGGATTTGGCATTTCTTTTCCCGCCGCTCCAATTAAAGGCGATACGTTTATGCGTGTGGACCAAATGCCCAATGTGCTATACAAGTTCAATGGTCACCACTGGATTATTGTGGACAAAACGCTAACAGATAACTACACATACGACGATGCATATATTGAGCATTTGATTGCCAAACTCACCAGTGGTGAATATGATCCAGACATGTTGAGTGATGCAGAAGCTGATGCAATTGCACGTCGTGTAAAATCAATCACAATATGAAATCATCAGAGACCTTAGACAATTGTAGTTTTTGCGGCAAGCACAAAGATTCAGTGGCCAAATTAATTGTGGGAGCAGATGTGTCAATCTGCAACGAGTGTGTGGATCTGTGCCAAACCCTGCTGAAAGATGAGCTGCCAATCAAAGCCAAAGAGATAACCGATGATACTCTTGATCCTAGAGCCATCAAAGAGCACTTGGATCAGTATGTTATTGGACAAAGTCATGCCAAAATTATGTTAAGTGTGGCCATTGCCAATCACTACAAACGCATTGCCAATGCTGATTCAGGCGTGGAGATTGAAAAAGCCAACATACTCATGCTGGGTCCCACAGGCTCGGGCAAAACATTGTTGGCACGTACTGTGGCACGTTATTTGGATGTGCCGTTTGTGATTGCTGATGCCACGAGTCTTACTGAAGCAGGTTATGTGGGCGATGATGTTGAAAGTTTGATCACACGCTTGTACACAGCCGCAGGTGGTGATGTAGACAAGACACAGCGTGGCATTGTGTTCATTGATGAAATTGACAAGATCAGCCGCCGCAGCGAAAGTGCCAGTATAACTCGAGATGTGTCAGGAGAAGGTGTGCAACAAGCCCTGCTCAAACTGGTAGAAGGCACCAAGTGTAGAATTACCCCACAAGGTGGTCGCAAACATCCAGCAGGTGACACAATAGAAATTGACACAGCTAACATACTATTCATTGCTGGTGGGGCATTTGTGGGCCTGGACAAAATTGTAAAGAGTCGTGTCAAAGGCACCAGCATTGGATTCAATGCCAGAGTGTCAGAAGATCGAGATAATAACCACTTGGATCAAACCACTCCCGAAGATTTGATCAAGTTTGGTATGATTCCAGAATTTGTGGGACGTTTTCCCAGTTGGGTCGCCCTGAGTGAACTTACCAAGCCTGATTTGATTCGCATCCTGCAAGATATCAAACACAGTTATGTCAGTCAGTATCAGTGGATTTTCAAACGCGACAACGTAAATTTAGAGTTCAGTGCTGACAGCCTGGATCTCATTGCAGAACGCACCATGGCCAACAAAACAGGGGCTCGTGGTCTACATAGTGAACTCGAACGGGTGTTGTTGCCACACATGTACGATTTGACTCGCTATCGCAAAGGCGGAATCCAGACCCTAAATATCAACACTGACCTGGTAAATAATCCTGAATCACTTCGGGAAATAAATGACCAAACCACACGCTAGATCAGTCATAGTACAAGACAACAACATTGAAAAAGCCCTGCGCAAGTTCAAGAAAAAAGTACAGAATTCTGGCATACTGAATGATGTTAGAGAACGTGAATTCTACATCAAGCCCACAACTGAGAGAAAACTCAAACATAGTGCAGCCAAAAATCGCTGGCGCAAACAACTAGAAGCCCAACAACTCCCTCCCCGCACACACTGAAATTATTTTAATCTACGGAGAACCCACGCTTGAGTCATTTTTAGTTTAGTCTCTTCGCTTTTTGCTTTTCCTTTGAGTGCAGTTGATCTTTTTAATTTCTCCTCAGCAGTCATCGGAACTCCTTTTTTAGATATAGACATTTTAATTTTAGTGTCAATACTTTTCTTTACTCCAACACGAGATTGCGACATTTTTAATTTTGTGTTTGCTGACAGCACTCTGCCTTTCTGACTCCCGCCATCTCCTAATTCGGGTTTTAAATTTGCCCAAGCAGAATCAGACACAACATTCCATAAATTGCTATAGTATTGCCCCCAATACTCTAGTTCAGCCCTGCTAGAACATTCTTTAAGTACGTCTGTGGTGACAATGTTGCCGTGAGTCTTAAGGTGATTTAACCAGTAAGTTCCAGATCCCTTGTATTTGAAAGGGTCAGACTGTTTGGTTTGGCCTAAATATTGTAAACCCGTAATACAATGAGTTTTTTTGTATAAGAAAAACATATGATACTCCAATAAGTAAAAAAGGGCTATCTGTGTATTGGCACAGAAAAGATGATCAGTCTGTTCGCCCAAAAAATATTTATCTTTATTTCTATTTCTGTTATACTAAATAATATTGTAAAGCGCCGATAGTCGGGCTTTACAATAGTCATAATCGCTTAATAAAGGAGAAAACAATGACAAAAACTCTAACCCTTCGCAGTTTCGATATTCCTGCGATTCACAAATTTGGTATCGGCTTCGACAACCTGTTTGATGATCTCATGCGTGTCAACGCTCAACAAAGCAACAACAACTATCCACCTTATGACATTGTGCAAATCAATGATGATGAGTACATGATCAGTTTGGCTGTGGCCGGTTTTGGATTTGATAACTTAACTGTTACCAAGGACAAAAACTTCTTGATTGTTGAGGGCAAACACAGCCGTGAGAACATGGACAATGCGTATGAAGAATCCACTACAAAATACTTGCACAAAGGCATCAGCGAAAGAAGTTTCCGTAGAGAATTCCAACTTGCGGACCATGTGGAAATCAGCAATGCACACCTTGAACTTGGTATTCTCAGCATTCACCTAAAACGTGAAGTTCCAGAGCAACACAAGCCAAAGATCATTGCGATTACCTACAAAGAGTAATATAATGTAAATACAGTGACAGCAATCCTGCTGTCACTGATTGTAAGCAAGGAATAAAAATGGCTCAAAGTGACACCCGTACACGAATCAAACCTTCAGAGGCTGTGCAAGAACCGCCCATGTTCAAAGTTATCTATTTGAACGATAATCAAACCACATTGGAGTTTGTGGTTGAAAGTTTGATTGAGTACTTTAACTACACAGCAGAAACAGCAGAGCAGATAACCATTGATATTCACCAAACTGGGCAGGCCACTGTGGCAGTGCTGCCTTATGAAGTTGCTGAACAAAAAGGTATTGAAGTCACACTCAGTGCAAGATCACAAAGTTATCCATTGCAGATCAAACTGGAACCCGAAACCGTGAACTAATCACCTATCACAATTCGTCGGGGATGGTACACATATTGACGCCATTCAGTGTCTGCTCTACCTCGGCAGTTGTTGATAAATCGCACACCATGACGAATTTGATCCACTGATCCATGATAATGTCCAAAACACCAAGTGTGTACCTTGTGTTCAGTGTCAGCACTGAGCGCCCGCAACATGAAGCCATTGCCCATGGTATTGAATCGCAAGGTATTGACCAGACCAATGTCATGTGAGATCAATTCGGCTGCTGGCACAGTGTGAGTCACACATACAATTTTTTTCACATCAGCATGAGTTTGCAGTCGTTTTACACTGCTGATCATGTAGTTGGCATCTGTGGTGGCCATTCGCCCCACGGTCTTGGCCGTCTGGGCAGTGACTTCACACTGTTGTTGAAACCACAAGGAAGTTTGTTCAGCGTCGATGCTGTGATCTAGGTCATAGGTCCACCATCCATTGGTGGCCAATATGGCCACACCGTCTACCACAACCACGTTGTCCTGTAAAAATACCACGTTGGGAATTTTCCTTATCTTTTTTGACAAATCAGCAAAACTGGCTTTCAAATCATCATAGTAATAACGATGTTCGTCGTTGCCATCAATGTAAAACACTGCTTGATAACACCGGCCCAGGTGTTGAAGTATGCCAAGCACAGTGTCACGGTCTCGCGCCAAATCGCCAGCTACCACACAATACGCACTGGTGGCCTGGCCAGTCCAGACAAATTCAGGCCAGGTTTCACCGTGCAGATCAGAAATTAGATCAAATGCAAAACTCATGATATATATTTAAAAGGAACTGCAATGAACATTATATTTGGAGATGCACTGGACTCACTGCCCGACAACTACACTGTGTTGGAGCTGGATACTTTTGTGTTGCCGCCCGACGGGGCAACTCGTACCAGTTATTGTGTGATAGAAAAAATGCCATTGACTGATTTTCCAATGATGGAAGCCTTTATCAAGGTGCACACGGACATGATGCAGGCCTATAGAGATCAGAATTGGGACTATTGTTTGCATGCCATCAGTGGATTGACTGGACGTTGGAATGGAGAATTAGACAGTTTCTACTCCAACTTGTTACAACGTGTGGAAAACTATCAAGCCAACACACCAGGTAATGATTACACTGGTTTTGTAGACAAACGCTGAAGTCCAGTCCGAAGAGCGTCAAAATATTCATCGTCGGCAGTGAGTGGTGCAAACACCTTGACGCTGGTATCTCCCCACAGTGCAGCCGAGAATTTTGCAACTCTGCATAGCTCTGCAAAAGATATCACACGATCAAAATCAAAAGACATGAAAGTATTGGCTCCGCGACAGTTGAGATCGAGTTCAGTGGCGATGTCTTTTAATCTTTGATGTATTTGGGCAGCCTGTGGAAGCAAGGTTAGTATCTGTTGTGTAGCACACAACGCCGCTGCTACTCCAGACATGTTGGGCTGCCAGGTATGTCCGTGAGACCAATTTTGGGTGTCTATTTGTGCAAGTACTTTTTCGTTGCAGCAGGCTGCCCCCAATGGTGAATATCCATTGGTCAAAGATTTTCCAATGGTACATATATCCGGTTGTATACCATAAGGTTCATATCCAAACATAGTGCCATTTGTGCCCCAACAAAATGCCACATCGTCTACTATCATTAATACATCGTGTTCTGTGCAGATGTTTCGTACACTTTGCCAATATTCTGTGCTATGAGGGGCCACGTGCATAGCCCAGCTTACGGTTTCCATGATCAAACATCCAATATCAGGATTTTCTTTCAGAGTTTTTTGAATACGAGCTAAAGTGAGTTTTTCTTGTCCATGCTGTTGGTATTGATATTGCCAACTGGGACTGGGTATCAACACTGATCGATTGAGGTACTCGTATTGACCACGCAGGTGTTTTGCCAACATGGTGGTTCCGTGATAACTGCCAGCAAAGCTGAGTATCTTGTGCTTTTTAAGACCACGAGTTTGCCAGTAGGTATCGTTCATGGCCATGGCAGCTTCAACAGCGTCTGACCCA